CACGGCCATGGAAGCAAAAGAAACACGCTTTCAAAAAGATAATGAAAGCAAAAGACTGGTTAAGCCTTTTAAGGGGAGGTGAAAAAGATGGCTGAAGGCGTAGAGGTCGCAAAAGCGGTAGTAACTATAATTCCGTCTCTTGCCGGAGCACAAAAGACTATAACCAAAGAGCTTACGGGTGCCAGCGAACCAGCTGGAGACCAAGCAGGCAAATCAGCCGGAAGAAAATTCACCTCTGGCCTTGGATCTGCTATCAAAAGCGCCAGTAAAGTGGCTGCGTCTGCGTTCGCTGCGGTTAGCGCTGCGGTTATAAGCACAGCTAAACAGGCGGTCGCATCGTATGCGGACTATGAGCAGCTTGTCGGTGGCGTTGAAACGCTTTTCAAGGATTCGAGTTCAACTGTTTTGCAATATGCACAAAATGCATATATGACGGCGGGCGTATCGGCTAATGACTATATGTCCACCGTGACGAGCTTCTCGGCGAGCCTTTTAAGCTCGCTGAAGGGAGATACCGCTAAAGCTGCCCAGATTGCTGACATGGCTATGCAGGATATGTCCGACAATGCCAATAAGATGGGCACGGATATGTCTGCAATTCAGACGGCTTATCAAGGCTTTGCAAAGCAGAATTATACAATGCTCGACAACCTGAAACTTGGCTATGGCGGCACTAAAACCGAAATGCAGCGCCTGTTAAAGGATGCTCAGAAGATCACCGGCGTTAAGTATGACATAAATAACCTTTCGGATGTCTATGAGGCGATCCATGTTATCCAGAATGAAATGGGCATTACCGGCACGACCGCAAAAGAGGCAATGTCTACTATTTCCGGTTCTGCCGGAGCCGCTAAAGCAGCGTGGCAAAATGTGCTTACTGCGATTGCAGGAGGTGGCGAAGGGCTTGAACAGGCTGTCAATTCATTAATGACAACTGTTTTCGGAGGATCCGAGGGCGGAGGTCTGCTGAATAATTTGCTTCCTGTTGTCGAAACGGCTATTAACGGTGTAGGTTCTTTCATCTCGACTGCTGCCCCGCTGATTCTGCCGAAGATAACGAGCCTGGTTTCAAGCCTTCTCCCGGGTCTCATTTCGTCGACATCATCCGTTTTGAGTGCGATCACCCAGCAGCTGCCTACATTGGTTGCCTCAATTTCTCAGCTTATCCCTCAGATTATTTCAAGTCTGGCGACTTTGATCCCACAGCTTGCGTCATCCGGCGTGGAGATTATAAAAACGATTCTGCGTGGGATTTTGGATAATCTGCCGCTCTTGCTGTCATCCGCAGCAAGCATTATTTCGACTCTGGTTACTGACTTGGCGGGCCAGCTGCCGCAGCTGTTAACCATCGCGGTTCAAATCATTGGCCAGCTGGGAGCCGGGATCATCCAGAACGCGCCTCAACTGATTTCCAGCGCGGTAGAGGCAATCGGCACTTTCCTCTCCGGGATTTTGAAGGAACTGCCAAACGTGTTGACTGTTGGCGGCGATATTGTTGGGAAGCTCCTGGAAGGTATAAACGCCTCATTGCCAAATGTCATTAGCGCGTTTTCCACGGCAATGACCAATATTATTTCTGCCGTTTCCGAAGCATTCCCAAGTCTGAGTGCTGGGATCTCACAAATCGTGACGGCTTGTGAGCCGATCATTTCCATTGTCGCATCCAGTTTTACAACGACCGCCGGGATTATCGCGCAAGCCGTGGTCGATATAGTGGATAGCCTTGCCCCTTATACTCCTGCGATCACCCAGATGGTGGAAACTGTATCCACCAATCTACCCAAGATCATAGACAGTTTTACCGGTCTGGCCACTTCAATCGGGAACACTATTGTCCAGATCGTGGAAGCCATTGCGCCTTATATCCCCGCAATCACGGAAATGCTGACAAAAACGGTCGAGAATCTCCCCGCCATTGTGGATAGCTTTTCCGGGCTGCTTTCCCATGTAGAACCTATTATCAATTCCATTGGCGAGTTAATTAAAACAATCGGTCAGGTAATTGTTGATATCGTTGACAGCGTAGGCGCTAACTTGCCTCTGATTGTTGATGCCTTTAGCGGTTTTAATGAATCGTTGGCGGTTCCGATCAAGGCTGTCGGCGATGCTATCAGCGGCATGATTACCGCCATCAGCGATGGCATTGTAGCGGTTAACAATAGCATATCCGGAGTGCTGGATAAGCTTGCCGGCGTGTTTGATTCCATCGGTCAGGCCGCGCTGAACGCCGGCCAAGGTTTCAAAACGATAGCTGATGCTTGCGTTGACCTTGCAAATAACACTTCCGTGATTGACCTGGCTGCTACGTTGGGCGCTGTGGCCACGGGCATTAAAAACATAAATCATGAGGCCAAGTGGGCTTATGATAATAAAATCGGTGAAGCAGTCGCGCAAGTTGGTGCGGGACTAAAGACTCTTGTTGACTATTCCAAGGGTGTTGACGGTGTATCGACAGCCATGGACACGTTGGCGGAGTCCGTTAAAAAGATCAACAACGAGACTAAGGGCGGCACGGCTTCACAGAATGTGGCCAATTTCGGCACGGCAATCGGTACGATGGTCACAAACGCCGGGACGGAGTTTGATACTTTGGGAGCCAAGGTAGAAACGTGTCTGGAAAAGATAAAAGCACTCTGCACGGAAGGATCCGCGTCGCTGTCCCAGCTGGCCAACACGATAAAAACTTCCCTGTCCAGCGATAAGGCAGAATTTAACACCAATTTCAACGCGATGCAAAGCAAGACAAGTTCTGCCATGAGCGCTGTATCGATGAGCGTTTCTTCCGGGATGTCGAGTTCTAAAAACACCATGACGTCCAAATTTAACGAGATGAGCCGCTCTGCCACTTCCGGGATGAATTCTTCCTCCAAGGCCGTTAGCAGCGGTTTGGGGAAGATGCAAGGTATGTTCAATAACACTTCTTTCAACTTTGGTTCGTATATCAGGCTACCTCATTTCGGAATGGGCGGCAGATTTGACGCCGAAACAGGTGAGGTCCCTTATGTTTGGGTTAACTGGTACGACAAGGGCGGTATATTCGAGCATCCGTCTATTATCGGTGTAGGTGAAAAACGGCCAGAATTTGTCGGAGCGCTGGACGATCTGCGGGAAATTGTGCGCGAGGAGTCAAACACGGCAAATGTTACCATCAATGTTTATGGCTCTGAAGGGCAGAGCGTGAGAGAACTTGCAAACATCGTCATGCAGCGGATACAGAGCAATATCACCAGGAAGGAGGCGGCTTTTGCATGAGGCGAGGGATAATCAGCTGGAACGGAGAACACTCCGATCAATACGGCATTGAAGTTGAGAAATATCCGAGCTTTCAAAAGCCGCAGCGGAAATTTGATAAGTACACTGTCCCCGGCAGGAATGGCGATATCATCATGATGCAGGATGCCTGGGAGAATGTGGAACAAAAATATGATATTTTTGCCGGGAGCGGAGAAAAGCACTCCGTTCCCGACTCTTTCTCCTGCGTGGCTGATTGGCTTTTTTCTCCGGATGGATATTGCGAACTGTGGGACGATTTTGACCCGGCACACTTCCGGCTTGCTTACGTTTCCGGCCCGGTGGACGTTAATTCCCTCTCGATTGGCAGAGTTGGACGGGCCACCGTGACTTTTAACTGTAAACCTCAACGCTTTCTGATGTCAGGGAAAGATCCGGTTAAAATCACGGCAGCGCCATTTACCATTTACAATCAAACAGCTTTCGCGGCGAAACCACTTATTTTTGTCGAGCGGTCAGCTTCCGGAGACGGCACGGTGTCTGTAAACGGGACGGTGTTCTCTATCACTGGATTGCCAGAACATGGGCTATATATCGACTGTGATGGACTAAATTGTTTTGACACAAATGGGAACAATATGAATAATATTGTTTCTTCGAACACGAACGAATTCGCTACGTTAAAGCCTGGCCAGAATCCAATTGGTTTTACAGGGAATGTGGCATCCGTATCAATAACTCCGAGATGGTTCGAACTTTAAGAATTAGGAGGGCGCTCAATGTACCCGATTTTATTTGAGCATGACGTTACATCATGGGATACCTTTGGCATTGGCGTCCTGTCTGATGCAATCACTTGCGAAGTGGAAGAGAACAGGAATGGTTCTTATGAATTGGAAATGACATATCCAATTACAGGAGCATTTTTTAGCGAAATTAAACTTCGCCGTCTGATCGTTGCCAAGCCTAATTATACCGACAATCCGCAACCGTTTAGGATTTATTCCATTAGTAAACCGCTTAACGGGATGATAACGGTTAATGCTCAACACATTAGCTATGATTTATCTGGATATGTAGACGCTCCGTTTACGGCGGCTGATAGTCAATTGGCTATAAGCAAATTGACAGACTCAACCATTATCTTCCCATCCTCATGCCCGTTTTCTTTTTCCTCAAACATCCATAGTAGTAGTGGTTTTTCCTTAAAGCATCCAGCGAGCATCAGATCACTTATGGGAGGAATGAGGGGAAGCCTGGTTGATGTATATGGCGGAGAATGGCATTTTGACAGATTTGCTTGCCAGTTATACTCTGCCAGAGGTGAAAACCGGGGTGTAACTATTAGGTATGGGAAAAACCTGACAGATCTTAATCAGGAAGAAAACAATACTAAAGTATATACGGCGGTTTATCCCTATTATTACAACGATGATGCAAACGTTCTTGTCACGCTTCCTGAGAGAGCTATAAATGTACCTGGCACGTTTTCATATACAAAAGTATTGAACCTTGATTTATCCAATGATTTTGAAGAAACGCCAACCGTTGCTGATTTGCGAAGCAAAGCCGAACAATATATTGATCAGAATGATATCGGGAAACCTGTCGTAAATCTTACAGTAAGTTTTCTGGAAGATGTAGGCGTTATTGAGCGGGTAGATCTTTGCGATACAGTTTCGGTATACTTTGAAAA